TCGTCATACGGAAGTAGTGAACCCTCAGTAATGCCAAGTTTTGCACGCTGCGATATCTCTATCAACTGCGCACGACGCTGCTCATATTCCGCACGGCCAAAGTCAAAGAACTTATCATTGACATTGACAATAGCTTCAATACAAGCGGCAGAGTGCTCCAAATACGGAGAATCCATATGATTATGCAACATCTTTTGGATTGATGCAATTTCAATTGGAGCACGATAAAGCTCAATAGCTGAATCCCAAACAATACCATGTTTCAAAAAAGACACTTCATCCAATCCAATAAAAGGACGAGATTCAGACTCTTTATCAGCCATGGTGTATGTGATTCCACATCGAGCAAACATGTCCGCGAGGGCAGTATGATTATACCAATCATACCCACGCCTGACACCCATGACATTGTCATCACCATATGTCATGGCTGCTACTACACTCTGAAATTTGGGAAGTGGATACACAGTCCACTTCTCAGCATAAATAGCATAGTAGCAATAACGCAGATACAAACTATTAACCATACTATTGATAATAACTGTAAGTGGATGTCCCGAAGGATTAGATCCAAATACAGCAATCAACGTACCGTTATAATCATAAATGGGATCGCAAATCTCACTTGCAATACCCTTCATGATCATAATATCCTCTGCATCATAATTGCCGCTCTCAATAGCAATATCAATAAGAATACGAAAGGCAGCACGAGTCCACTTAGGACCCATGGAACGATCAAATCCGGCATAATCGCCAGCAATCATTCTATCCTTTCCAAACTTAGTGATATGATTAGCAAACACAGTCCACTGAGGGGATTGTGGGGTAATACCCACAGCACACTCAAACAACTGCTGATGTTGTTTAACTAATCTACTAAGAGAAAGATAATATTTGCGTACGAGAAAGACAAAAGCCATCTCGCAACCGCCAAACATCCGAAGTTTTGTCTTCGTCAATTTTGTGGCTTCATCCTTCAATGAACCCTTAAAAACAACGTTGACTCTTCTTCCGGCAATGAATTCATGTTCCATGAACTGCATCCTCTCTAAAAACATAGGATCAGTCAAATCACGAGGACATGAGATACCAGGAACTTGTTCGAGTGATTCAACGACAACGGTACTTTTAGGACCACCTAAGGGAAATCCCTTAGAGGTATTAAAGTCCATTGGACCGAATCCGTCAACTCCATCAAGTCCTGCAAGAACAACATCCATTGAAACCTTCCCAACTTCATCCAAGCTATCTTTCGATAGACCAGAAAAAATTGTGGAAGAATAATCATCAGCAGCCAAAGCAATAAATTTGTCATCAAATTCATACTTTGGATGAGCACGATCGTCAAGATCAGCCGACCAATGCTTTTTGTTGTTCATATCCTTGGGAGGACCATGGATTCTTGGCAAATCCATGATCTCCTCCACAATAGGGCCAATTTTCAAGCCACGCACGCTAGAACGATACGTAGCAGAACCCAAATTGTGTTCTCCAAGAACTTTGCAATTAGCAGTGTCATCCAAATCATGGACAATACTATCAATTGCTGGCGCCTTCAGAGGTCCAATATCTTTACCCAACAACTTAGTTTCAAACGAAACATAATTATGGGAAGATAGAACATGAGGCATTTTCTCCAATTTCTCAATGGCGGCAATAAT